AAAGTCAAATGCTGAACTACTGGCGCAATACCGTCAGCGAGGTTACACATCAAAGAAGTGGGTTGAGCAGGACTATTATGGTCAATGGCGTCGCCTCATCAACTTATACCGAGGTAAACATTATACATCGGCAAAGCCCTATGACCGCATGTTGGTTAACATCGCCTTTGCAACGATTAATACCCTATACCCATCTGTATCAATTGGACGCCCCAAGATTGTTGTTAACCCTCGTGGACCAGAGGATGCCGATAAGGCAGTTATTGCTGAAGCAATTGTCAACTACTGGTGGGAACACTACAACTGCCAGGAAGAGTTCCAACTCGCCGTTCGTGACTTCCTCATTATGGGTCATGGTTGGGTTAAGTCCGGTTATCGCTATGTGGAAGAAGAGGGTGTTGTTGAAGAGACTGCCGACGAACTAGCAGATGACACTCCTACTAACTACGCCGAAGCATCAACTATTGTCCTTGAGGACCGCCCATTTATTGAGCGTGTTGACCCAATGAACATGTTTGTTGACCCAGAGGGCACCACGATGAAGGATATTCGCTGGATTGCCCAACGAGTTCGCCGTTCATTAAAGGATGTTAAGAACGATAAGCGTTATGATTACAGCGCCCGTCAGGAAGTGAACGCTACATCCTTACCGCGTTGGAGCGACATTAACGACGCTAAGGATATGTTAGATAAGAGCGACGAATCGTTCTGTGACATCTACGAATTTTACGACATTGATAAAAAGACAATGTGCGTATTTTCTGACAGTGGTGGAGACAAGTTCCTTGTTAAGCCCACAGAGATTCCGTTTGCTTTCGGCCATCCATTTACGATGATGCGTAACTACGACATCCCCGGATACTTTTATCCAATGGGTGAACTAGAAGCCATTGAACCACTGCAGTACGAACTTAACGAGACTCGTACTCAGATGATGAACCACCGTAAGCGTTACAGCCGTAAGTACTTGTACAAGGAAAACGCCTTTGATGACTTTGGTCGTAACGCCCTCGCCTCTGATGAGGACAACGCCATGGTTCCCGTTAAGGGCGATGAGAACCTCGCCAATGTGGTTGCGCCAATGCCCGCCTTGATTAACCCACCTGACTTCTACAATCAGTCAAGTCTTATCATTAGCGACATTGACCGTGTGTCAGGATTGTCGGATTACCAGCGTGGTGTTCTACCAGAAATTAAGCGCACCGCTACTGAAGCATCAATCCTTCAGGGTGTGGCTGACTCTCGTGCAGCAGAAAAACTGACCCTTATTGAAAAGGGAATCGCCAAGGTTGCATTCCGTCTTATCAAGTTGGCCCAGCAATTCATGACCGAAGAGCAAGTTGTTCGTGTCGTTGATAAGAGGGGTGCTTGGTCGTGGGTTCAGTTTGACCGTGACTACATTGACGGTGAGTTTGACTTCAATGTTGAGGCTGGCTCAACGGTTCCTCAGAATGAGGGATTCCGCCGTCAGCGTGCCCTACAGTTGGTAGACGCAATGGCTCCGTTCGCTCAGGCTGGTGTCGTTAAACTTGAGGCACTTGCCAAGATTGTTCTTGAGCAGGGTTTTGGAATCAAGGATGCAGACGCTTACCTAAACATTCCCGAGCAGCCCATGGCACCAGCACAAGCACCGGCACAGCCTCCAGTACAGCCTCCTATGCCTCCTGAGATGCCAGCCGGAATGCCTCCTATGCCACCAGAAATGGGCGGTCTACCTGCGGGAATGCCTCCCGAACTAGCAGGTATGTTGCCTCCTGAACTGGCTGGGATGATGGGTCCCGAAATGGCTGGACCAGCACCAATGGCTTTGCCACCCGAACTGGCACAAATCCCTGGGGCTGACCAATTGCCGCCCGAACTTCTCCTTTCAATGCCTCCTGAATTACTTCAAGCAATCATTGAAAAGGGCGGTTTTACGCCTGAGGTTATTGCCGTCCTACAGCAAAATGGTCTTCTCTAACCAAGAATGGTAATAAAACCGACACATATATAGAGAGAACATACTCTCACTCAGAACAACCTACGAAGGAGAGGATTCATGAGCGAAGAATTTATTAATACAACTGATACAGAAGTAGACCTTCCCCTTGACGAGGATGCAACCTTTGATGGACAAGATGAGTTTACGGATGGAGAAGCAGTTGAAACCGAATTTGAGGAAACTCAGCCCGAGTACTTTGACCCCACGGACTACGCAAATAAAACCGTAATCCTCAAGGTTGATGGTCAAGAGGTTGCAGTTCCCTTAAGTGAGGCTCTTGCTGGTTACCAGCGTCAAGCCGATTATACGCGGAAGACACAGGAACTCAGTAAGCAGCGGGAAGGTGTTCAGGTTGCCGAGGCGCTTCAAGAGGCGTTGGCTCGTGACCCAATGGGCACAATCTCACTGCTACAGCAACACTACGGCGTTAGCGCACAAGATGTCCAAGCCGAAGAGGACGACATCTGGGTTGACCCACTAGTGAAAGAATTGAATGAAATTAAGGCCTGGAAAGCGGAACTTGAATACAAGAACACCCTTCAACAGGTTGAAAAGGAAATTCTAACTCTTGAAGCAAAGTACGGCGAAGACTTCAACCGTGACGAAGTAATTGCCAGAGCACTAGCATCAGGCTCTACCGATTTGGAGCAAACCTTTAAACTTATCCAGTTTGACAAGGTTTACGCCGAGCGGGCTACAGCGAAGAAACAGGTCGCTGATACCACGAAGCGTACAACAGCCAAAAAGGCAGCCCAAGTAGTCTCAGGTGGTACAAGTCAGAAGCCATCATCGTCCGATGCTTCACCTCCCAAATCCGTATTTGAGGCCTTTGAGAAAGCATCAAGGGACCTCGGACTTTAAAATTCATCAAGGAGATGATTCAAAATGGCGAATCCCAACGCATCGTTTGACGACCTACTGTCAACTACCCTTAAAAACTACCGCACTACCCTTGTAGACAACATCTTCAAGGCAACTGTGGTCCTTAATCACCTCAACGAGCGCGGTCGCGTTGTCGTTGAAACCGGCGGTTACTCAATCGTTGAACCCATCTTGTGGGACACCAACGGTACTGCCGGTGTGTACGCCGAGTACGCCACCATTCCCCTGACTCCTCAGGACGGAATCAGCGCTGCCGAGTACGCATGGAAGAACCTTGCAGCCTCAATCGCAATCAGCGGTCCCGAGGAAGCCAAGAACCGTGGCAAGGAAGCCGTTATCAAACTGCTCAATGCCCGTATCATGCAGGCTGAAATGTCTTTGAAGAAGGTCCTCAACGACCAGATTCTTGACGGCTCTGGCGCTGGCAACAACCTCTTCGGTTTGGATGTCATCGCTGCTACTTCCGGCAACACCGTTGGTGGAATTGACTCGGCTACCTACACTTGGTGGGACCCCCAGATTGACTCAAGCACCACCACGCTTGACCTGGACACCATGGCTGCCCTGTACAACGACTGCTCCAACGGCACTGATGTCCCTGACCTCATCGTCGCCAAGCAGACCCAGTACCAGAACTTTGAAGGTCTCTTGACCAACCAGGTTCGTTACCAGGATGTTGCCAAGGCCAATGCTGGCTTCCAGAACCTCATGTTCAAGCAGACTCCTGTCGTGTTTGACAAGGCTCTTGAGGACCTCACCACCACTGGTGACATGTTCTTCCTGAACAGCAAGTACCTCAAGTTGACCGGTATGGCAGACCACTGGTTTGAGACCACCGACTTCCAGCGTGGAACTGTCAACGGTGTTGACGCCCGCTATGCCCTCATCTTGGCATACGGCGCACTCACCTGCAGCAACCGCAGCCGTCAGGGAGCCTTCACCGCTCTTACCTGATAGGTAGGGTTTTTACCCGACAAGCAACAGGTTTCGCTGGCATCGGACTCGCTTTTCCTTCGGGCGGTGTCTGGTGCCAGCGATTCTGTTTATACCAAAAAAGTAATAAAACTGCTCTATATATAGAAGGAGTTCACACATGAGCAACATTCAGCAAATAGCACCCTACGGTTCAGCGGTTGGAAGTCAAGTTCCTCAAGGAATTGAACCAGTATGGGGAAGTAAGGGTGAGAAGGTTACCGCCTACTCACAGGTTACAGATATACCAGGAACTAGAGTCGCCCCACCCAGCGGAGTTCCTTATGTAGCAAAAACTAAGCGATGTGCATGGAATGACTATAAGTGTCAAGGCGCAAAGTTTAGTGAAACCGAATTGTGCTTCGGTCACTTTCAACGATTCCTCAAGGGTCGCACCAGCGAACTTAAGGGCGACGAGTTGTCAAGACTTGAACTTGAGCGTCCTCGGTATGAGGAGATTGAACGCAAGCGTCTTGAAGACAAGGCGCAAAAGAAGGAAGAACATTGGGCAGAGCATGGCCCCAAAGACCAAGCCACCCCAAATACTGAAGAGAACGAAACTCCCGAGGTAACAGATGTCCCTTAATATCACTCAGATTACAAACTTAGTTGCTGCCATTACTGACCTTGAGATTGGTAACGACCCGTCTGATGATATTCCCTCTGACCTTGTAAACGCTTTTATTGAAGAAGCCTACCAACGAATCTTTACGCTGAATACCAAGTGGCCTTGGTTCCAGACCATTTACGAAATCAATACAACCGCAAACCAACGGTCCTATACAACAGGATTTACCCAGATTGCCACTACAGCAACTGGTACCAATGTTGGTTCAGACTTTGCTGATATTCGTGAGATTATTAGTGCAACCAACGAAAGCAATGGCGGAAACCAACTTATCTATATTGATGACTTCCTCGCACAAAAGTACTGGAATGGCACTGCAGACACACCTGGTAACCCCATTTACTTCTCCATGTGGGCTGGAGAACTTCGCCTTTGGCCTAAGCCCGACAGTGTTTACACGCTAAACATTCGTGGATTCCGTCAGCCCAGTTATGCATGGTTGACAAACCCTGGACTTACCGTTGACATCAACGATGAGTTCCACATCATGATTATTAACTTCGTTGCCTCTCGCTGCTATCAGTTCCAAGAGGACCCTGAGATGGCTGCCGTATACATGAATCACTTTGACCAAGGTGCTGCTTTGGCTCGTCAGAACATCACACATCCCAGCAACAACCAGCCAATGGTTCTTTCTGGCGGACTTCAGTACGGATTCTTCCCTGGCTGGAACGGTATGCCAACCTACAGAAGCCAAAACATTTGGTGGTGCTAAAGTATGGCCCGTGGTATCGCTTACTCATTAGCCAATGACTTCACTGGTGGTTTGAATCTTCGTGCTGACCAATTTCAGTTGGCACCAAACGAATCACCGTCATTGCTTAATGTTGAAATTGACCCTCGTGGCGGAATGTTCTCACGGGCAGGCTATCGTTTCTTGAACTCTAGCCCCGTGAGTGCTGCCGAGTGGAACCCTAAAAGTATGTATAACTTTAGGGGTGACAACGCTGCAATCATGTTATCAACAGGTTATATTGCCTCTACACCTGGCGAAGTTCACTACTCTACCGGCGGCAACTTCTCACGCTTGAACCTGAGTTCCGGCGTACTCAATGTTACTAATGAAAACGGTGCATCATTTACTCAATGGGAACAGACGCTGTATTTCGTAGGCGGATATTCCAATGTCAATGCCTATAAGTGGGAGTACGGCGACCCATACGCCACCACATTGACCGCATCTGGCCCCACATGGCAGCAGTATGAACTACCTGTAGGTGGTTTCATGCCTCGCGCAAATATCTGCAAAGTACATGCTAATAAGATGTTCGTTGCCGGAACCTACGAGGATGGCACTTATTACCCCAACCGTCTGCGTTGGTCTCACGAAGGTCGTCCAGAAGACTGGTTTGACCAAGACTATATTGACATCAACGCTGGTGGAGAAGGAATCCGTGGAATTGAAATCGTTGAAGGACAACTACTAATCTTCAAGCAAAAGGCAGTTTATCTGCTTATGGGTTACGATGTTGAGAACTTCCAACTTGTTGAGGTTTCTCCAATCCACGGCATTGATTATCCTCAGCAGGCTTGCGCTGGAGACGGTGGTGTTTACTTCTTTGACTGGCCCAAGGGTCTGTACTTCTACAACAGAAACGGATTGCAGGACATCTTCCTGAGAATCAATCCCATTATTGCTAACGACCTAGTTAATACTGATGCCCTAGACCAAATTACCTGTTCTTTTGTCAACTCACGCCTATGGTTATCAATGCCATACAACCCCGACATTGATGCCGTTGCACCTGATTACGCCGCAGTTAACTTTATCTTTGACCAATCAATTGGTAAGTACGGCGCTTACACAATGTTCCGTTCTTCTGATGGTTATGGTCTCGTGTGCGGCACAGATTGGCGTAGTGGCAATGACGAGAACTTCCACCTCATGTGCCACGCCAGAAAAGACACACCTCTTTCTCCTGGCGATGAACAAATTCCTTTTGTTTATTCCATTGATGATTATTCTTATGTACGCGACGAAGAGTACGACTCCGCTGAAAGTCCTACTATCTTTGAAGTTGAGTTTCCTTCGTATTATCGCACTTCGTGGTTTTATGATGACCGGTATGTGCAACAGAAGTCTTTCGTACGCCCTAACTATGTAGTCAAAGAAGTTGATTCAAACACTGAAATTAGAGTAACTGTTTACTACAACTTTAATGACGAAACAATTGGACGAACAAGTCTTATTGGTGTCTATCCAGTAAGTAGTGGTGGGGTATTCGGAACGGGTGTCTTTGGCACATCTGTTTTTGGTGAAAGCACAATTGCTCCAACCCTGTACAACGGGGCGAGACTCGGTAGATGCAATGCAATTCAGTTGGAATTTGAAGGCCCATCAGACCAGTTCACCCAAGAACCTGGACGCAAATGGGGAATCAACTCCATTGCTTACAAATTTAAGAGACGCAATATCAAAGGATAGCACATGGCAACTTTTAACATTCCCAATGTATTTACTAATGGCCAGACCATTGAGGCTGCTCCCCAAAACGCAAACTGGGTGGCAATCAAGTCGTTTGTTGAGGGAATCTCAACGGGCGCAAACCTTGATGCATCGTCAATTAGTACTGCAAAGATTCAAGATGGTGCGGTTACCGGCACAAAGATAGCAACCGGAACCATTACCGATACAAACATCTTTAACGGCACAATCACACTACAGAAACTGGCTGCGTCACTTCAGGCGTATCTTGTACCTGCTGGAACAATTAGTGCAACAATTCGTAGCACCGCCGACACTGGCTGGATTCTCCTGGATGGTACACCGGTAGCAAACGCACAGAGCCTTTATCCATCGCTTTGGGCAGTTGTCCCTGCATCATGGCAGTCTGGTTCAACCCTACTGATTCCCAACATGGCAAATAAGATGCTTGAAGGAGTTGGAACTACTGCTCGCGGTGCAGAAGGTGGTTCTAACTCAATCACCTTGGCTGAGGCGAACCTACCTGCCCACTTCCACACAGTTAACCCGCCATCTACTTCACTCGCGCTGACTGACCCTGGCCACTTCCACGGTCCCGATGGTCAGAAGTTCTTCGTTAGTCAGGTGAATAACCCGCCAGTACAAAGCCAATACGCAAGTGCAACCGCACTTTACAATGTTGATTACTACGGCTCAAACATCACCAAGACTGATACGAAGACCACAGGAATTACTGGGTCGGTTGACATTGCCGAGTTCAACTCAGGTTCAGTTGGCTCGGCTACCACAATCAACAGCACAAACGCACACTTGGCTGTGAACTTCCAGATAAAGGCGCACTGACATGGTATACGACCCATCAAAATTTGAAGCAAGAAGGAGAGGAATCTCATCACAGTACGCTGCTGAGTCAGCGATGAATGAATATGCTCGTTTCCTCGCTCAACAGCGCGGGTCACGACAACTGGGTGAATTCCAACGCAATGTAACTCAAGCGGTGCCAAAGTATGGTCGCACCTACGGCAAGCGTGGTCTTTATGGTCAGGGTGTTAACTCTGGAATCTTTGGTCAGGCACTTTCCACATTCGGTGAAGAGTCGGCTCGCCAAAGGTCACAACTTGAAAGCGACATCTATCAACAGCAACGACAGTACGAACTTCAGGGTGCAGGTTATCTAGCCAATTACGAAAGAGCATTGGCTGACCTTGAGGGAGAAAAGGCAAGATTAATCGGGGATACCGCAACCGGTCTTCTTAATTTAGGATGAGGTAAAAATTATGGCACTTTACAATTACAAACCCAGAACAGTTGCAACGGCACCAAGAGCACCTCGTGTTATGCCTACGGTTGCTGCTCCGGCTCCGACGACTGCCCCTGCTCCAGCGGAAGTAGGTGACAACAACGACGAAACACCACCGCCATTTGGATATAGCAGTTGGGATGCCTTTTATGCCTCACTTTACGGCGGCAGAAGTGGTGGTGGTGGTGGGACATTTACTGGTGAAACCACCCCACAACGATATGCTCGTGAAGCACAGACACGAGGCGCAGAACAGCAGGCTAAATTCCTTACCGACTACCTTGGTACTATTCCTAACCAATATCAGGGGCTTATTGGTGGAGTTGGTCAAGCATTTGCACCAGCACGAGAAGCCGCACAAACTTCGTATCAAACAGCACTAGAGCAACTTGGCGGTCGCCGTACTCAGGCAGAAACTCTTGCTGGTCAAGGACAGACGGCATTGCAGACATACCTACAGCAGAACGCTCAACGAGCATATACCCAACTCCCACAGGCTGCAGCAGCAGGAGCAACTTCCGATGCAGTTGCCCGTTATGCACAGTCAATTGGAGTACCCGTTGCATCTATGGCTAGCGCAGCACAGGCTGGAGCAGACTTGGAACGCGGTGCCGTTGGTTCATACAACAGACTTCTTAGCAATCTGCAAGCATCTGAAGCAGCACAACAGGCTTCTCGCTTGGCTGAACTAGAGATGTTGCGTAATGTTCAGAGTGCTGGTATTCAGCAACTATACGGGGCTGGTTCGCAACAACTTGAAGCACAGCGTCAGGCTGCTCTCAATCAAATTGCAATGCAGGAATCTGCTAAGATACTTGCGTTCCAAGAAGCACAAGCAGCAGAAGAGCGTAGACTGCGGGATGCCCTTGCATCACTGTATGGCACTGGCAATCTTACTTATGCTGGTATGCCTACATCAAGTGGTCAGGTTCTTCCAAACTTGTCTGGCGTTGACTGGGCTGCTTTGGGACGGCTAATGGGAGGACGCTGATGGCACCTAGATTACCGCGTGGTTTTGAGGATGACTTCGCTACTCCTCTAACTCAAGATGAGGCAACATTCGTTGCACAAGTTATGGCTTGGGCGCTTAGCAAGAACAAGCGTATTGACGCACAGAACTGGCTTGATTTGCCAGAAGTTACTGGCACCAAAGAAGAGTACGATGCCCTTATTGCAAAAGAGCCTAATCTTAATTCATTTTTGAAAACTACCGCTCCAGACCTATCATTCTATAACGCGTACTATGACAAGAACGAAAAAACCATTCTTGACAAGGTTGCTAATGATAAGGGTCTTACTGCCACCGAGGCTGCTGCGGTACTTGCAAATGACATTGGCAATGGGAAAACTACAGAAGAAGTTATTGACTTGATTGTCAACAATCCAAACACATTTAAAACTGTTAAAAACTCAAAGTTTGCATCATTTGATGACTACGCAGAATTTGCATCCACATTGATTGACCAAGCAGAAACAGCCAAAGTGAATTTTCAGGATGCCACTGATGCTTGGCAGAGGGATGTTGACAAGTTTGTATATGACCCATACAAGAGTGTTGGAGTAAATGTGCCCTCACCAACGGCAACTTATGCCCCCAGTGCGTCATTCCCCAAGGTCAGAACACAATCAGGGCAAACGGTTGAATTGAGAAGCACTCCAAGTGACGACGCCATTCAATTGGCTGTTGCAAAAGAAATCTACAAGACATATGGCCCACAAATGGGATTTGTTGCACCCGATAGTGTCATCAACGCACAGGCACCATCAACAACTGTTCCAGATACACAAATGTCCGGTCAACCTTCAGGAATGCCACCGTCACAACCAATGACAGAACTAGACAGACGAGTTGCACAACAAAAGGCACAAGTAGCAAGAGAATTCGGACAATTGGGTTTGTCCGGTAACTATGGTTTGGGCGCTGGTCCAATGTCTAGAGTGGTAACACCGTCAGTGGCATCAACGCCTGCTACACAGCCTGGACCTTCTCGTCCCGTGGTTACATCTACCAAAGCAGTACCGGCAATAGACAATCGCCGTAAAGCACTAATGAAAATCCTTTCAGCAAAACAGCAAGGAATCCTATAATGCCCCCTGGAAAAAGACCCGTTAAGCCGATTGTCCCAGCACCAAAGCGTCGTTTGCCAGTTGGTGAAGGAACACCTCCAGTAACAACACCTCCAGTAACAACACCCCCGGCAACAACGACGCCTCCGAATCAGTCTGCTGCAGATATTTTACGGAATAAGGCTCCCCAAAC